TGAATCAACATCCATATCGAATGTTCCGGCTGTGGCTACGTTGTTTTGGGCACCAGTTTTGGCGTTACCATAAATTGTACGGATAACTTCGCGGTTAATCTCTGCCAAAATTTCTGAACTCAAAATATTTGAAAGTTCAGTTTCAGCATCAAGACCATGAATTGCTTTCAGGTCTTGGGCGAGTTCCATTGTGTACTCACCTTTGAGTGCGCGTGTTTTCGCTGTAACAGTTACCTTATCGATTGAGAAGGCCATTTCAGCAAAAGCATTTGTCGCCGAATCGCCAAGTGCTTCACCAAGTGCCGTAGTCATTCCACGACCAGGTAGATATGCAGTTGAACTTGAAGCGGCAGCCGCAGGGTTACCATTAGCGGTATGTGCAGACGTACCAGCAGCGTCAGTACCAGACACACCAGAATCAGCTTCACTGAAAAGTGCTTCTGAACCAGTTTGACTTGCATAACGGGACTTCATGGCGAAAATTAAGCCAGTCGGACCTGTCATGGGTTGAACACCGCAAACATCGTATGCGATTAAGAGGGGCATACTTCTGCGAACCAAGGAAATAAGTACAGGGTCATAACCCTTAATATTTCCAGCTGTAGTACCCATTCCGGCACCAACTGCGTTCCCAGGAGCGTCCTCAAATAAAATAGTAGATCCACCTTCTTCCATAATTGATTTTTCCTCATTCTCTAACAAAACAGCTGTAACTGCTTTCCTATAAGAATCTTTAATAGGAGGTAAATCAGGATGGTCGAGTACGGGAGCCCATTTTTCTTGTAAGGTTTCAGACAAATACATTGTTATTCTCCTGTATGTATTTTAGTAAATTTAAATTTAAAAAAAATATTATCTAACATGTCTCGAAATAGCTGACATATAGTGTTCCATACCAGCAGGTACGGCTTCTTTTTCGCTTTCTTCGTCATTATTTGATGATTCCATATCTTCGACCAGAGCAACTTTCCTATTTTCTGAAGGAAAGTAATTTTCTTTAAGTACTTCAACTTTTTGTTCGAAGTCCTCTGCATCGTCAGCTTCAACATTTTCAGCTAATTCTGCCACTTTTTCTTTCTGAGTCTCAGTTAAATCTTTCGTCAATGACGATAAAACTTTTTCTTTTTTAACTTTTGTAAGTTCTGACTGAATATCAACATTTTTACCAACTTGTTCATTCAGTTCTGATTCTAAGGATTCAACCTTATCGAATAGATCATCTACTACATCAACTTTCTCATCTGGAATTGTAATGTAGTGTTCTGTGAATAGATTTTTAAGTCCAACAAGGAATCCTTCGGTCAATTCTGAGCGAATTCCTTTTTCGATGGCTAGCTTATTATCTTTTATCCATTCTTCGGAAACGTAATTAAGATAGTTATCAACTTTTTCTACAATTTCTTGTATATAAGTATCAAGGTTTTCAGTTAATTGTTGTTGCATTTGCTCTTCGATTTCTTGTTCTTTACCGATCACAACTTGATTAACTTTGGCCTGAACAGCTGCTTCGAAAATGGTACTTGCTTTAGCTTTGAAAGCATCAGAAAGATCTTCACCTTCAGTTAAAGCATCAATATCATCTTGAACGTCAAGTGGCTTTCTATCTTCTTCGTCCTCTGCACCTTCTTGAATTGTTAGAGAATTAAGAATAGACTCGAAATTTGATGCAATCTGATCTTTTTTCAGTTTGCCTAGTCTTTCATAGACAGCCGCCATCATACCAGCTTTGGTTTTTGGCAGTGCATCTTCATTATCTTCTTTTACTTTAGCCATTGGTTCGCCCTTATCAGACATCTTAGCTTTTCCTTTAACGGGATTACCCATTGCAGTTCCGGAACCCTTAACTTCAGCAGGCGGTGAAACATCCGCAGCTTTTTCGCCCTTGGGTCCTTCGCCATCTTTTCCACCTTTACCAGGTGCGGGTTGATTTTTACTATCCTCTTGAACCTTGCGTGCTTCCTGAACAAGACCTATCTCTTCCAACAATTCATCAGTCTCAGTGGCCGATAGCCCTTCATCTTCGCATTTTGATTTAATTTGTTCAACGAGCTCTTCTCTTGCCTCGCCGTCTAATTCTAATGCTTGTTGAGCTAATGTTTCTAGTTCGTTCACACTATTGGCAAGAGTCTGCTGCTGTTCGGCAGTTTCTTGTTCAGACATTTGCATTCTCCTTTAGAATATCTTTAGAATATTTGTAACTACTATTATTTATAACATTAAAGCCTTGACATGAACCTTTCAAAGGATGAAGCCAAGGCAGATTCATCCGGTTTAACTTTTATAAATTCTTTAACTATTACATCTTTTATTTCTTGAACATCTGCTTCTTTTAAAATACCATTATTCCAAATCCATTCTCTACCTTCCATAATACCTTCTACGAAGGCCATAGGTGCAGAGGGGTCAGCAACAATGTCTCCAGCTGTTGCAAGATGAAAATCATTTTGTACGATTTGAGAACCGCCTAATGTTTTTAGTGAACCCATTCCTCTAGAACTTACTCCTAATTTAGCACCCTCATCAATTAAATTTTTGACAATTTTACCATATGGAGTTTCCATAATTTTTGCTTTCCCAATAAAGTTTGCACCTTCTTGTTTAAGTTCCTTAACCATATGTGAAACTCTTTCAAGATTTATAGTAGGCCCATCTGGATGACCCAACTCTCCAAATGCTCTATTGGTATCAATATATTGTTTAGAATATCTATTCACTTCTTTTTCCATAGTTTCTAATGGATAGACACGTCCGTTTCTATTTTTTTGTTCTGCTTGTAAAAATATACCTTTGATATAGTAATTTTTTTGATTTGTAGATTCGTCCTTTTCTACAAGCATTTCAACGTCTTCCATTAGTTCACAAATGAGTTTCATTTAATTCCTTATCTGAGGGCAACTTTAGTTAATAGAACGCCGGCATTTGCCGCAAAAATTTCATCTGTAGGATCTTTTTCAACGTATATATTCGCACCACCTGCTAAATAGAAGCTACCTTTTAAAACATTTGCGACTGTTTCTACAGAAACAAGATGATTAGTGGTTGTATTATTAAATGCTCTAACGCAAGTCGCAGAGTCTACATTACTGCCATTCGTCGTTGATGTTGCGGAAGCTGCCGATGCTCCTAAAGCTTTAATCATTCTCATTATTAATTATCCTAACTAGAATTGTTATGTTTATTTATACAATTTCTTCGGTTATGATTTCATATTGTTATTATCAAATAAATTAGAATTAAAATCTTTTTTTAATCCCTCTATACGACCCGAGATTTTATCTTTTAAAACATCTAATGCTTTGTCACGAGCTTTGTATTCTCTCCCGCATAGTATATCATCTACCATATCCGCTATAGTTTCTCTACCTCTATTTTCCAACACTTTTCCTTTTCTTATTCAGGTTAGGTAGACTATATAATTTTCCTCCTGTAAGCATTTCTGGTCTAACTTCTTCAGGTTGTGCCGGTTGTCCGGGAGGAGGCATTTCTTGTCCAGGTTGAACATTAATCTGATTACTTGGATCGGCTACAGGTGCAGCAGGTACTTGTGGAGGAACTGGTGCATCAGCAGCATCCTGCTCGGCTTCCTTAGCCTCTTTTTCTATTTCTTTTTCTATTTTCACTTGTTCATCTGGTGTATGGTGTAGAATATTATCTTTAACGTATTGTTTAGATATGTATGTTCCTACTAATTCTTCCACATCCCTCATCATATTATATCTATCAGTCTGTAATTCTTGTGATTTTAATTCAGCAAAATGATTATCCAATGCATAATTAAATCTGATTGTTTCTCTTAATTTATTCCATTCTGATGTATGAATAACATTTTTAAGAATTAATTGTTTTTCTAGACATTGATAAAATAAATGTGAAAATCTTATTCTAATTCTATCAATAATCTTCTAACATCGATTGATGTCGTCTATCATCTTTTATATCACCTGTGGCGGAATCATAAACTAATTTATTTTTATACCGAGTCATAATATCTTTGAGATATTGTTCGGCTTTCATTTTAGGTAAATTTCCTACATCAATATAAAAAATTCTTCGTTCCGGTGCTCTTGCAATTCTATAAATTACAACTGCATCTTCCAACATTCTTAATTGATTCAATCCTTTAATGGCTTTATGCAAATGAGAAATAACATATTTTTTATCTTTAGTCATTACTCCTGAATGAGCCATTATAATAGAATCTGGTGCTACTTTAACACCCAGTTGACTTGGGGTCAATAAACCCTTATCATTAAATAGATAATATTCTTGAAATTTTGGTAATTTAAAGACACTAGGTGAATGTCTAGGGTCTGGTTTTATTTCTCTAACCTTTTTAATTTTAAGAGAGTCTATTAATCTAAGCTCTTTTATTCCTTGTTGAGGTTCTTTGGGATCAATCATTACATGATAATATACCCTACCTTCAATATACCATCTTTTAAAAATATCATATGCTTGATTATTAAAATCGAGCATTTTTATTT